AGCTCTATCATTATTGATACTTGATGAGGCAGCATTTATTGAAAAAATAGATGGAATATGGGCCGCAGCATCTCAAACGTTATCAACAGGTGGTCAATGTATAGCTTTATCTACACCTAATGGTGTAGGTAACTGGTTTCACAGAACTTGGATGGACGCTGAGGATAGATTGAATGATTTTAATTTTATTAAACTACATTGGACTGTTCATCCTGATAGAGCAGATGATTGGAGAAAAGAACAAGATAAACTACTTGGGCCATCTATGGCGGCACAAGAATGTGATTGTGACTTTATTACTTCTGGTCAATCTGTTATTGACGGATTAATATTAGAAGAATATAAACAAAAACATTTACAAGAACCAATAGAAAAAAGAGGTATAGATAGTAATGTTTGGGTATGGGAACCACCAAACTATACAAAAGATTATATAGTATGTGCTGACGTAAGTAGAGGTGATAGTTCAGACTATTCAGCTTTTCATATTTTAGATATTGAAAACTTAGAACAGGTAGCAGAATATAAAGGTAGAATGTCTACACGAGATTATGGTAATCTATTAGTCAATATGGCAACAGAATATAATAACGCTTTATTGGTGATTGAAAATAACAATATTGGTTGGGCTACAATACAACAAGTTATCGATAGGGGATATGAAAACTTGTTTTATATGAGTAAAGATTTACAGGTAGTTGATGTACATAGACAAATAAATAATAAAATAAATAGAATGGAAAAAGGATTGGTTCCTGGCTTTACACTTACATCAAAGACCAGACCATTAGTAATAGCAAAACTTGAAGAATTTTTTAGAGAAAAGTCTGTAATTGTAAGAAGCCAGAGACTAATTGATGAGTTGTTTGTATTTATATATAATGGAAGTAGAGCCGAAGCGATGAGAGGATACAACGACGACTTGGTGATGTCTTTTTCTATGGGTTTATGGATTAGAGAAACTGCTTTAAGATTAAAAGCAGAGGGTATAGAACTACAAAAAAAAGCTATAAGTGGGATTAACTCACATCAAGGTGTTTATACACCTGAAGTAAACGACAACAACTCTTGGACTATGGAAGTTAAAAAACAAAAAGAATCCTTAGAGTGGTTAATATAAAAGAGGTATAAAATGGCAGATACAAGTTTATTTGCAAGACTGCAAAGATTATTTAGTACTAACGTTATCGTAAGAAACGTTGGTGGTAAAAATCTTAGAGTAGCAGATACAAGTAGAACACAAGCGTATAAAAGAAGCAACCTAGTTGATAGATTTCAAAAGATATATGCAGGAACAGGTATGAGTGGGTATAGTGATGCTTTAATGTCTAAATCACTTAGGTTAAATTTATTTCAAGACTATGACGCTATGGACTCTGATGCGATTATATCTTCAGCATTAGATATCTACTCTGATGAATCAACCATGAAATCAGAGTATGGTGAAGTATTAAAAATAAACTCAGATAATGACCAAATCAAAAAAATACTACACAATCTATTTTACGATATACTAAATGTAGAGTTTAATCTCTGGCCTTGGATTCGTAATATGTGTAAATATGGTGATTTCTTTTTACAACTTAAAATTGATGAAAAATATGGTATTACAAACGTAGTCCCACTATCTGTTTATGATGTAAGTCGTCTTGAAGGATTAGACCCAGAAAATCCTGAGTATGTAAAGTTTATTATAGAGTCAACCACTAACCAACATAGATTTAAACCCGAAAAGTCTACATCAAAAGAAGAGTTAGAAAACTATGAGGTAGCACATTTTAGATTGTTGTCAGACTCTAACTACTTACCATATGGTAAATCTCAGATTGAGGGTGCAAGAAAGTCATACAAACAACTTACTCTTATGGAAGATGCTATGTTAATACATCGTATTATGAGAGCACCAGAAAAAAGAGTTTTTAAGTTGGATATCGGTAATATTCCACCAGCTGAAGTTGATAACTATATGCAACAAGTAATAAATAAAATGAAAAAAGCACCAGTTATTGATGAAAAAACAGGCGATTATAACCTCAAATATAATATGCAGAATATAACTGAAGACTTTTTCTTACCTGTACGTGGTGGTGATAGTGGTACACAGATTGATTCTTTACCAGGTTTGACTTACGAAGCAACAGAAGATATTGAGTATTTAAAAAATAAACTATTATCATCCTTAAGAATACCCAAAGCTTTCTTAGGTTTTGAAGAGCAGATTGGTTCTAAAGCGACATTAGCGGCAGAGGATGTTAGATTTGCCAGAACAATAGAAAGAATACAAAGAATCACTATTAGTGAGTTAACAAAAATAGCTATTGTTCATTTGTACGCGCAAGGTTATCAAGACGCTGATTTAATTAACTTTGATTTAGCACTAACAAGTCCATCTACAATATATGAACAAGAAAAGATTGAACTTTGGGACTCAAAAACAAGATTAGCATCGTCTATGATAAGCGATGGACTTTTATCTACAGATTGGATTTATAAAAATATTTTTGGATTCACTGATGAAGAAATAAAAGAAGAGGACAAAGGTATTGTTTTTGATTACAAACAAAAGTTTAGAAGACAACAAATAGAAACTGAAGGTAATGACCCAGCTAAATCAGGTGAAGCTCAAGGAACACCATCAGATATGGCCATGGGTAGAACAGGCCATGAGTTAGATGATAAGGGTGGTGCACCAGAGGGTGGATTTGAAGGAGCTGGTAGACCTAAAGAAACACCAAAGTACGGAAAAGACTTTAGTGCTAGAGGAAGAGACCCTCTTGGTAGCGTAGATAAGAAAAATGCAGTGAAGTCAGATAGAACTTTAGCTCTGGCTCACTATGATAGATTAAAGAAGTCAATGAGTCTTGGAAAAGAACGTAGTATATTAAACGAAACTAATGAGTTAGAGGATGAATATAAACAAGAAGTTGAATCTTTAACAAATGAATAAAATATTTTTACTTTATATTTATTAATGACCATATATACAAAAAATGGAGCCTTTTGCTATGGCAAAGAAACTAAAACACTCTAAAATAAAGAATACTGGTATTCTTTTTGAATTGCTCACACGTCAAATAACCGCTGATGTGCTAGACGGCAAAGATTCAAAAGCGGTTAGACTCGTTAAAAAATACTTTAATGAGAACACTGTGTTGGGTAAGGAGTTACAGTTATACAGACTCCTATCTGAAAAACACTACAATTCTGAAAATAAAGCTAATGAGTTGTTAGATTTAGTAATTAAATCTAGAAGAAAACTCAGTAGTTCTAGTATTAGAAATGAAAAGTACAACTTGATAAAAGAAATCAAAGAATCTTATCAAGTACAAGACTTTTTTAGTGGTCGTATATCCAACTATAAACTACTTGCATCAATATCAAATGTAATACAATCTGAAGTAACAAATGAGGACTTTCAACCAGACCAGGTTTTAAACTCTAAGTTTACTATTTTGGAACATATTACTAATAAAAATATTAGTGGTAAGGTAAAAGATAAAGTTTTAAAAGAGTATAATAAAAAAGATAAAGATTTAAGATTATTGACTTATAAAATTTTAGTTGATAAGTTTAACAAAAAATATAAAAATCTTGATGAGTCACAGAAAAAACTACTTAAAAATTATATCAATAATATTTCAAATACAAATAAAATGAGAGAGTTTGTAGATAAAGAAGTATCTGCTGTTAAAACTGAGTTAAGTAAACACTTACCTAAAGTTAAGGACAAGGTAACTAAAATTAAGTTAGACGAAGCCGTAAAACAAATAGGTAACTTGACAAAGGGTAGAATTATTGAAGAGAAACAAGTTTTAACTTTGATGAGATACTATGAGCTCGTAAAAGAGATTAATAATGTCCATAAGAGATAAAATAAAAGAATATATCAGAGAACTTGTTAGACGTGAGTTAGAAGAGGCTTCTGTAACAGGAAATCTTGATGGTGGTGCAGGCCCCCCTAAGACTCCGTATATGTTTCAATCTAAACCTAAGTCTAAAAAAGATAAGGAAAAAGAAAAAAAGATTGCACAAGCTGGTGGATACATGAAAGTAGACGAAGCTAGATTTGCAGTAGATTTTAAAG